CTTCATCTTTTCGTACTCGAAGGTTATGCCCCTTTCCTTAAGGTCAACAGATATGTCATCCTCAAGTCCTGATCGGTATCCGTTCCTTATTGCGTGTTGTCGTCGTTCACTGGTGGCTGCCATAACTGTCCCTCATACCTCCGTAACCAAAGTAACCTAGCGTTTTCAATAATACGTGTTGTATCACCGTCATAGGCTTTCACACAGGCTTCCCAGAGGTCATCCACTGACTTACAGTCCGCAAGTAGTTTATCTGCCTTCTTAGGGCCAATTCCTTTCAGACCCTTGATGTTGTCTGCTGCATCCCCTGTTAGTATCTGAGTGTAGAAGAATAAATCCCCCTGCCATTCATTTACTTGTGTCCACTCTTTCCTGTTAAAGTTAAAGTGCCAACATGGTATTTGCAACATGTCCTTATCAATAGATGCAACGACAGTATTAGGTCCGCATCTTGTAGCTTCGATTGCTATGAGGTCATCAGCTTCTTCTCCTTCACTTACTATTGCACCAAACTTCTTCACCATGTAGTCACGAACATGTCGTAGGTGAGTAGGCTTGGCGGTTGCTTTCCTGTTTCCCTTGTAAGGGTAACTCTTCGCTACCTCAAAACGGAAGTTGTTAGGTCCAGTTAGATACACATCAAATTGGTCAGGTGTAACAAAGTCTAACGTAGCCTCAAGAACGAAGTCGAGAAGTATCTCTACCTTCTCTTCCGCGTCCTTGGGCAAACCGTCTTGGGTGGCAAAGGCTGCTCGGTAGGCCAGAATATCTCCGTCTACAAGAACCTTGCCTTTAGCCATTAGCCTTCACTAAAGACCATAGAGCCATCGTCTTTCTCAAAAGCTACATCTTGTACGTAGGTATAACCCGCTGCCCGTGCTGCGTCTGCAAAGGCGTAACCTAGCCCGTAGAGGTCAACAATGTTTCCACGTACCACTGTTGTGCTACCATCGAACCCATCGTCTATATTATCTGGTGTGAACGTAATTGATACCTTCATTAGAACCCACCTTCGTCATTGTTTGCTTCATACTTAAGGTGTTCGGTAATTAGAACCTTTTCCATAGTTGTAATCTTACCGTCCCACACATCGAACTTTACTGTAGCCTTAGAGCCATTGCCAATCAAACCGTCTGCTTCCCAGTCCCAGTCAACGTAATCCCCGTCAACCATCTTGAGAACCTTTGGTGCGCCCATGACAACTCCCTGTTCGCCTGTTTCCTTATCAAAGAACTTAGGGTTAACGTGTGGTCGTGTGGCCTTGTAGAAGTCCTTACCTTCCTTGCTAACCTTAAACAGTTGCGCCTGTAGTCCCTTGTTTGGGATGCCGTCAGCAACCATCTTATCCTTTGTTGCACCGTCAATCACGCAGTTAACAATGTAGAGACCTTGCTTCGCCTCAATATTGTTTCTCTGGTCTGAACCTTCCATTAGATTGGAACCCATGTCACGGTCTTCTTCCCGCAACTTTGTCCATTCTAGTTCACACTCTACATAAACTTTCTTGCCCATTTGAATATCCTTTTAAGCTGGGGTGGTATTAATAGATATAGTGTCTAAATCGTTATTTAACAAGCAACTACCCGAAAATATTTCACATTTAGTGAATATCTGCATAAGTGTTGCCGAATTGCACATCTGTACCTAGTGGAACATTAAGTTTTACCTTTTGATTCAACTTGATAGCAGCATCGTGCATGATCTTTTCTACTGCATCCTCTTCTCCTTTCTTGACTAGGGCAATCACCTCATCGTGGAACTGCCCGACACACTTAATTCCGTTCTTACGACACAGTGCAACCCATGTATCAAAACAGAATACTCCAGTGCTCTGATTGAGCGTACTGAAACGATCTTTGTCACTTCGTAGGCTATGCCAGAAACCTGACACTGGGTTCTTAAGCCACATGCCTTCCAACACTTCCTTTGTCTTTGCTCCACTAGCTACCTTCTCAATGGCCCAGTTACGTGACCAGAAGGCATCTAAGAGGGTCTGACTAGCCTTCTTACTCATGCCAGTACCTCGTGCTAGTGCTGCTGCTCCAATGCCATACGTGGCGCTGTAGTTAACAACCTTGTAGTTCTTACGCAACTCCTTGAGTGACCGCTCACCTGAGTTGTGCATGTCGATGTCAGCCTGAGTAATAAGACCCGCGTGTAGTGCTAAGTCTAAGTGTGGGTCAAAGCCTTCATGGCTCATCTCCTGTACATACGTAGGGTCTAGTGGCTTCATGTAGTGACGCTTAGTTGTATCCTCCAATGATGTCATGTCAGCACCGCATAGCACATAACCGTCTGGTGCAATCAGGCAACCTCGGATCACATCCCCATAAGGCTTATCTACGCTAGGTAGGTTAACCAGTGGCTTAAAGTGCTTAAAGCGGAACGTATTCGTAAGTCCAGCGACACCAGCCTGTAGGTAGCCATCTGTGTGACCTTCTAAGAAGCTCTTCAGTATCCCTGCACGGTGAGTAAGAACAGTAAGGCCATCAAGCAAGTCAACAGAAGCATCAACAGCAGAAAGTTCCCGAACGCTACTACATAATTCAGAGCCTTTGCGTACTTGCTCAATCTGTCTTGTGTCTCCACTGCTCTTATCCCTTACGAATTTAAATGTACGTGGTTCCCAACCTAAAGACCTTAACCAGTCCTTAACCTGATCGTTAGAGTTAGGGTTTCCCCGTTCCTCACCTGTCTTGACCACAAAGCATAACGAGGTCACAGGCTGCTTGTTCTCCTTGCATAGAGCCACCCACTTCTCACCGTGTGATGATAACTCTCCGTTTTTCTTGTGCATAACCTTTGGCTGATTAGCCATTCGTGAAAGGATACGCTTAGGCATAGCATCTGCTAGTTGCTCTACCTTCTCTTCTTTGAGTTGGGCGATTTCGTCGTAGGCTGCTTGTGCCTTTGGTACGTCTAATTTCCACCGTAGCTCTTCCTGCTCTCTGGCGCAGTCTAGTTTGAACGACAGATAATCAATGAGACGGTTTCTGTCTTCTGGTGTGTCCTTGTATAGTTTACCTAGTTTAAGAGATAGGTCACGCCATAGACGGTTGTTGATCTTAACGTCCTCATCGCACCTGTGAGCGTACTCTTTAGGCGTCAGGGTGTTCCAGTCCTTAATCACTGGCTTAGGCACCCCGTACTCCTCTCCGTAGCCCTCAAGGCCATGCTTCATACGTCCGTGGTTGATGTACCAACTAAGTGCCAGCGTGTCGATCAGACGTGCCTTTACTTTGATACCAAGTAACTTTTCCACGGCGGGTATGTCGAAGCGAATAATGTTGTGGCCCACCAGAGTACCAGTGTTGAGTAACACATAACGCATCTCATCGTAGTCATGGGTATGCTTAACTTCACCCATGTCGTTAGACCAAGACATGACATGAATCTTGGTCATCTCATTTAAAAGACCATCCGTTTCAATATCAAATACTGTTGTCATTAGCTGCGTAGCTCCTTAAGTCTAAAGATTGGATATTCTGGGTGTTCCTCCAGAAACTTTCTTGCGTACAGTGGGCACCAGTTCTGACTGATCTTGAACTCACTGTTGTTTTCTTTTACCATAGTCTCGTAGCGCATCAAGTGGAAAATGCCAGCGGCAGAAAACTTCTTACCTTGCTCCCCAATCTTTATTGCGTACTTAACAAACATATCCCACATCTCTGTGTTCTCTTCTAGGTGTTCATCGAATGTCATTTTACTTCCCTTAATGTAAACGTATCTAAGTTAAACCGCATTGTACCTGCATTGCCCTCTTCTGAGCACGGTCGGTTCTTCTCAACGCGGATGTGAGTCGTGTTCCGTTCTTCTAAGCTATCTGCTTCTTTCTCCCGTGACAAGTCAATAACGACAGAAGCTCGTTGTCCAATCATCTTGCAATACTTTGGGTCGCCATTGTCATTAGTGTGGGCGATAGTCACGATACCCACGTTAAGTTCTGCTGCCAGCTTAGACAGTCGAATAGCTAGATCAGCAAGCATTGTCTCTTTGCCTTCTTCAGACGATCCTACTACGACATCTTGGATAGGCTCAAAGAACACAAACTTACATCCACATGCCTGACTGAAGTATCTGATCTGGTCGCATAGCTCTTCAGCACCCTGTCCGTCACCCATAAAGAACTGATAGTAAAGTTCATCTTTGGTTAACTTAGTGATAGCTGCAAGAACCTGATCGTTAGCTCCTTTCTCCTCAATCAAATCCCTGCGTGTCAGGTTGTCATTACACTCGTATGACACAAGACCTAGCAGAGAGCGTAGCTTAGTTTCCTCTACGTGCATTGCAGCGATTGGTACACCCTGCGAGATCATGTTGTACTCAAGGTAACGCATTACCTCAGTCTTACCAATGCCTGTCGGTGCCTTGATCACTGTGAAGTGACCCTGCATCAGCCCCAGTATCTTATCGTCTAGTGCTTGGATACCTGTAGGTACATACTCATGCTCTGGTGCATCCTGATACAGCGACAGGAAGTCCTCTGTGGTGTTCATCACGTTCTCAGGAGTGTACTTACTTGCTGCCCACCATGCCCCCTTGAACTCCTTACCTTTGCCATTCTGTAGGAAGTCATTAGCGTCTTTGTATGGGTGATGGTTTACACGATAGACCTTGTTAGGGAATAGCTTGGCAACCTTATCTGCTAGTGCATTACCAGCCTCATCTGTGTCTACTGACAGGATGATCTTATCAAAGCTGTTAAGCCACTCTGCGCAGTTCTCCCATAGCTTCTTAGAAGGTGTTGCAGAGGGTAACGACACAACAGGGTTAGCGTAGGCACCTTTCATCATCTGAGACACTGAGAGAGCATCTAGTTCACCCTCTGTGATCGTTACCATCTTGGAACTACCAGCAGTAAACAGGTTCATACCGAATAGTTCATCACCCTTGAACCCTGACTTAGCGTAGAACCCTTTTTCTTTGAGGTTGCGTACCTTAATTCCCCCGCTGGGGTACACGTACTCTTGACGATCCCCGTAGGTTAGAACCCCGTAGTCTTCCATTGTACGACTTTGAATACCGCGCATGGTCTCATATTTTCCATCGCTGGGGGTGTCCTCATAGAACGACACAACAGCTTTAGGGGTGAACGACATCTTGTTATCTCCTTTAGTCGGGTATTTCTCTTCAGCCCAATCGAATGTCTTTCTCTTGGACGGGTAGCCTTGGTTGCAAGCATGACACTTTCCGTAACCTTCATCATTGTAGCTAAAGGCGTCAGAGGAGCCACAAGTCTCGTATGGACATTCTTGGTGTGCGTGTTCAGCCATGTGGCTTCTCCCTGTTGTTAACGACACATAAGTAGTAACTTATGTAATTACTTATGTTCTTATTACTTGTTGTAGTTATTATTACTTATGAGATTACTTAAGTAGTAACTTCTTAAGTGCTTCATACTTACATATGGTGTCTAAATCACCCTTTCACAAGTCACGAATTGTTACAGTGTAGACATTTTATGCAAAGCCTCATCTTCCCACAAGGCAACAGCCTGTTGAGACACCCCATAAATGTCTGCAACCTCCTCTTGTGTCATCTCTTTAAAGTAACGCATCTCTATGACCTCCCTGCTCCGCTCTGACAAGCTATTTAAGCACTTAGATATAAAGTCCTTTGTCTCATAAGATTCTGTACAGTCTTCTACAGACAAATTTAAACTTTCTTCATACTCTTGTGTTGGTCGTAAGGCAGACTGAACCGCAAGCAAACCTCCCTTAGAGTATGTAGAACTCTTAGGTATGCGCCTATTACCCGCTACAGACCTTGTAGTCTTGTTTGCTGGCATTGGTACAGCCTTGTCCTTTAGGTTTACGTAGTCAAACATAGCTCGCCTAGCTAGGTTATAAAGATAAGCTGGGTGTTCATCGGGTTGATTGCTTAAACGCTCATAGACAGCAAGAATAGCTTCTGACTTAAGGTCGTCACGAATACCATATTGCGGGTACTTGTAAGCTAATCTATTACACATCTTGTCAATCTCTTCTGCTGTCAGTCGATGCTCATTCGTCATCGCGCTTACCCCCTGTTTCCATGATTACTTGATCTCTTAATGAGTCTTTAATCTTCTGCTCCACCCTAGTCGTGGCACCCTCGCCCCAACTTATTAGTCTTAGGGTATCCTCTACAATCTCTTCAAACTCCGTTGCAGGTAGTACAGTCACCTTGCCACCCTTAGCGGCAAACTCTGCTTTCATTCTCTCTAGGTCAGTCATTCTGTTTCTCCTTTCATAAGTGCAGCCCAGCTTACTGGGAACAACTGCCCCATCTTATCGCTGATCTGATCTGCAATCAACCGTGTCTCGTACTGTGTGTCAGGCTTACAGCGCAGGTTACACATCTTTGCTATGGCACCTAGCGTACCTGTCCAGTACCACTCAGTCATGGTGTTCTGAGGGAGTACCATACGTGCTTGTTCTTCACACACACCAGCGTCAATCATACACTGATAGATGTGTAAGCAAGATTTGTTATGCCTGTCTGCAAAGTCTTGTGGCATGTGCATACCATATAGTACCGTATCTATCTCAGTAACCTCGCCAGCACTACCCTGCTTCTTATCTGCTGCTTGCCCACGCCATAGGTCAGGACGATAGAACTCAATATTATCAGATACGTATCTTCGACTGACTTCATTCCAAGGCATGTACTCATGCTTGACAAGTTGTCTAGCGACGAAGAT